GTAAACGTTTCTCCAAACATTGCCGTCAGCACCTAAATCAAAAGTATCATTTGCTGTAGGTAAAACGTGGTCTGTAGTGATGTTACCCGTAGTAGTTATGGCTCCAGAAACGGTCAAAGTAGAACCATCAAAAGTTAAATTAGCTTCTGCGTTTTGTGCGTCTGTACCAGTCGCAGTTATAATTCTATTATTAGAACCATTGGCCATGAAGTCTGATACATCAACTGAGATTGCATCTGCTGCAACATCAATACCTGTTCCTGCACCAATATTTAAAGTAGCAGCTCCACTAGTTGCTCCTCCAGTTAAACCTGATCCTGCTACAACAGAAGTAATATCACCAGTATTAGTTGTATAACCTGCATCATTGTTAAAACCCGAAATGTTAATATTACCTTTTGTCAATTTCTTTTGTGCATTGACTGAATCAACAACACAGAAAAAATCTCCGTCAGCATCAGAAGTGGATGTGGTCAATTCTGATAAATCGACAGAAACTGTATCAGCAGCAACATCAATTAAAGTACCCGCACCAACGTTTAAAGTAACTGTTCCTGTAGTTCCTCCCCCTGTCAAACCATCACCAGCAGTAACGCCTGTGATGTCAGCAGAGATAGTTTGATATTCTAATGCGGTTCCACCTCCGTTTACTGCAAGAACTTGATTTGCAGATCCGATTGTAGTGAGTCCTGTACCACCTTTTGTTGTAGGTACAGTATCTAATCGATCGTTTGATAAAGTACCAGAAGAAACATTTGATGCATTTAAAGTTGTTAAGTTAGCTCCACTTGCAGTAGGGAGTGTTGCAGGAAAACGAGCATCAGGTAAAGTACCAGAAGAAACATTTGATGCATTTAAATTTGTTAGATTGGCTCCACTTGCAGTAGGGAGTGTTGCAGGAAAACGAGCATCAGGTAAAGTTCCTGAAGAAACATTTGATGCATTTAAATTTGTTAGATTGGCTCCACTTGCAGTAGGGAGTGTTGCAGGAAATCTTGCATCAGGTAATGTACCACTTGCTAGATTAGAAGCATTTAAACCTGTAAGGCCTGCACCTGAACCATTAAAAGTAGAAGAAGCATTTACGTTTCCTGTGACAGATAAAACAGATCCGTCAAAAGTCATATTAGCTTCAGCATTCATTGCATCAGTTCCTGTTGCAGTAACTACACGATTGTTAGCACCGTTAGTCATAAAATCAGAAACATCAACAGCAATAGCATCAGCAGTGACATCGATACCTGTTCCTTCACCAACATTTAAAGTAACTGTACCTGTTGTACCACCACCAGTTAGACCATTACCCGCAGTGACGCCTTCAATGTCACCAGGTAAATCATTATTAAAAATACTTAAATTAATTTCTTGTGCAGCTTTTCTTTTTTGAGATGAAGCATCCAACACAACAAACTCATCAGTACCTACCATAGCCTCTGTCATGTCTGTTAATTCAGATAAGTCCACATCTACTGCGTCAGCACTTACATCTATAAGAGCACCTGCTCCGACGTTTAATGTGACATCGCCTGATGTACCACCACCTGTTAAACCATTACCAGCAGTAACGCCTGTAATGTCAGCGGATATGGTTGCAAAAGAAACCGCTCCTGAACCATCTGTTTGTAAAACCTGATTAGCAGAACCATCTGCTGTGGGAAGAGTGTAAGCTCCATTGACGCTCACTGTGCCTGTTGTTTGAACACCTGCCGTTGTTGTTTCTAATTTTTTTGAATTATCATAATAAAGCTCAACCTGAGCATTATTGAATGCTCTAATGTAGTATTCACTTAAACCATTTTCGAGGCGAATGTTACCTCCTTCAATAATTAAATCACCAGTTCCCCCTTCAGAAATATAGCTGTGGCTAGCAGTGGGATCGTGATAGATTTGTAAATCACTACCTGCACCAAAGTTAAGTACATCATTATCTCCTAAAGATACGTTAGCGGTAAATGTAGCTCCACCTGTAACTGCAAGATTAGAAGTAATTGTTGTATTTGAAGAATTGTCTATAACGAAAGATTTTTCAGAAGGAAGGGTACAAATAACGTCTTTTGTACCTGCTGAGAAATTCACTAAAGCGTCAGAATTTGATGAAGAAATAACAGTATCACGAGAAAGAGTGTCTGTAGCTGCATCGGTGACTGTACCAATGCCCACTTCCCATTCGTTTGCTGCTCTGTTAGCGATAGCATAATAGGTTGTGTTTCCATTTCCAATACCCGCTACAAATGTTTCATAAGTATCGGGAGCACCTCCTAAATCAAGAGTGCCTGTACCTGTCGTTGTCGATGTTTCTTTGACTCTATCTGCTACTTGAAATGCCATGACTTTTTATACCTTATGCAGCGACCTCTGTCCACGAATTTGATGCTCCAGGGATAACGGGTCCCCATGCTCCTGCTATTGTTTCTTTTCCAAGTGCTGTTGTCAACTGTATTCCTGTTGGTGTCACTAAAGTTGATCCTGTCGCTATTGCTGTTCCATCACTAAACTGTATTCCTAAACCTGTAAGTTCCACAACCGCACTAGCAGTTGTTGTGATAGAACCAATAGCAAAATCAATTTGATCAGCAGGGGCGGTCACAGTTACATTTCCACCTGCAATAATTGTTAAATCATTTAGACCTACACTTAGAGCAAGTCCAGAAGGTTCTACTAATGCTGTTCCTGTTTCAGTTGTATCTCCATCAGCAAATTGCATAGATACACCAGAAGGAGAAGCGATTGCTTCTGCTTCAGCACTCACTGTTCCTACATCTGCCTCAGTTTCTAATCCTGTTAAAACCACATCAGCATTTGCTTGAACTACTACAAACCCTAGTTCAGTGTCCATCAAGTCAGCAGGAGGAGTTAAAGTAACACTACCACCAGCGACTATGTCTACATTATTAAGATTGGTTTCTACTTCAATACCTGTCGGCTCAATAACACTGATGATTCCTGTAGTGGCTGTACCTACATCAGACTCAGCTTCAAGTCCTGTGACGGAAACAATAGATTGAGCTTCCGCAACGACAGTGCCAATTGCAAAATCCATTTGATCAGCAGGGGCGGTCACAGTGACACTACCACCAGCAGAAATAATCAGATTATTTAAAGCAATAGTTGACGAGACACCTGTAAGAATTACAACGGTGTTGTCAATACCCTCTGCGGAAAAGGGTGCACTAGCGAAAGATGAATCAGCAAAAGACATATCTTATCCTACAAGCATGTAGCTTGTTTGTAAATATGCCTTAGCTAATTCTTAGAATTGCGTTTGTAGCGTCGTTTGTTGGGAACTGAATTGTAAAAGTTCCGTTTGTGGATGACTTCACGCCACCAAAGTCTAACACTGCGATTGAAGCATTTACGTTTGCAGATGAAGTGTTGTAAATCAAAGCTGCTTGAGCTGAGATTGTTGCACTCGTAAATGATAAATCATCAAAATCTACAAAAGCTGTTGATGCTGTTGCATTAGTTTTGGTTAAGCTGACGTTAGCGTTTAATAAAGTTCCACCGCCTGCTGAATATGAGCCTGAATCACCGACTTCGTTTGTCGCTGCATAGGCTGATGTGTTTGCATCCAAAGTAGCAGAATCTGTATAGAGAGCGAGTTTGATTGTATCAGATGATATGTCATGGTCGCCATCTAACAGCTGCTGTTTGAATGTTGCACAAACTGCTTGGTTAATTGCCATTTTTTATGCCCTCCTTAGGCTTTTGGGTTAGGATCCATTGATTGTAAAGGTATTCTTAACACCCCATCAACATACTCATCCCTACGTTTTCTTCCCATCTGTTCGTCAGCAAATAGCTTTAAAGCAGATGTGAACTTAGCTTCATATAATTGCATATCTTGAATATTTTTCAAGTATGAAAAGGACTCTGCAAGCACTCCGTAGAGTAAGACCTCTGGTGCATTGTTTGAAACAAAGGTTGTTGTGCTTGTTCCTCCAGTGCCATCCCCTAATCTCTCTGGTTGTTCATTATACCATAACTCTAAGGTGTAAGCTTGATCTGGTGTAGGAGCTAATATGAGATAACTACTGTCCCAATTTGCCCAATATTTAGGTTCTCCATTGGTGGAGCTAGTTGGATCACTTCTAGTCAAAGAATATTCATCAATAAATGTTGTATCTCTTTGCTCAAGCCAAACTCTATCGCCATTATCTTTCACAAGTTGGGCTGCTCTAGCAAAACGAAATCCTCCTAAACCTAAAGAAGCAACTTCAACAAAAGCATTATCTGTAGTAAGACTGGTTGTTGCGTATCTTCTTTGAGAGTCAGAATCTACTTCTCTGTCAATTTTATTTTCTACGTTAGTGAGAAATACATTGATAACCGTATTAGACAGAACATTACTGTCTACCTCAGTGTAGTTTCTTACATTGGTTAATAATTCAGAATAATTCATGATATCACAATCGTCACTCTACCAACAGAACTTCTCATTATCAAGTCACCATTTACTTGAGAAGGTTGCATTCCATTGCTTGTAAATAAACTTTGGTTGGGATTTCCGACGGGAACAATAATTGGTTCTTGTCTGTCAGGTCTAGCATTTTTCAATGCTTCGGGATCCGCTGCGTGATAAGGAGGATCGAGTTGAGGATGTTTCGGCTCAAAACATTCGGGACAAGTAAAGAGTCCATTCCATTCTTTTCGCAGTTCTAAATAAGGATACTGATAGCCACATCGATCACAAATGGCTTGTGAATATTTACCCGATGCAAATGCCATAGTTAATTCCTAAAATAGTTTTGGGGTACAAGATGCACGGAAGTTCGCTGACCGTCCTCGGTCAATGCTCTTTGTAGTTCATCTTCGTAATACAATTTCATTTCTTGTACTCTTCCTGGATTGTGTTTCTGTGCCAAATAAAAAGATAAACCAGAAACCATACAAGGTAAAAATCTGTAAGGAGCATCTGGTGTATTGGTGTAAGCACCCGCATCTTCAATTCTGGCCACA